TGGACGATACTGATCGTAGTCAGGACCATTCGGATTGTTGACAGGCTTGAACGTCGAGTGAGCAATCAGTACGACGTTGTAACCCTTGGCTACGATCTCCAGCATGGTCTTGAGAAGTTCTGAGGACCAGAATGCTTCAGCAGCTTTCGTGTAGCCAGCGTAGTAAGCTGTGAAGTCCTTGCTGTCCATATCGCTGTCAAACAGCATTGACGCACAGTGCTGGTAGCAGATGTCCTGCAGACCAGAGGTGCTGTCGATGACCAGTGTCTGACGATCATGCTTACCATCACGGAATCGCTGCATCGCTGTCATGCAACGCAAGTATCCGGGATGACCACCAGCAGGGATCTCGTCGTGAGGTGCCAGTGGCTCCAACTGGATAATAGGAATATCGGACGGCACAAGGTTTCGTTCCTTGTACAGATAGATGCCCTGTTCTCCACTGGTGGTAATAAACATTGGTGCTGGGAACTGAGCAGCCAGTGTTGTCTTGCCCATTCCGGGAGGACTGTAGAGCATCAGGAAGCGGCCATGCTGAGGCTTGGCTTCAATCAGGTCTTCAAAGATGTTCTGAGAAGAAGCAGTAATAGCAGGTCGGTTGGTTGGTGGTACAGGTTGTCGTTTGATTGGACGTTGGGGTGTGTTCATCGGTATGATACTTTTGGTCTAAGGCCGAGGGTTGATCCAGTAAGACGGAAGTTGCGGAAGCGTTCCTGAGTGCCTTCCATAAAGGGGTTGTAGAGTCCGTAAGGTGTTGCCCAATGAAAGCGGTTGATCTCATCCTTTCGGTTAGGGTGTGTCATGTAGGTGTACCAGTCTAAGAACGCTTCGAGCATCGGGTACAGGCACCCGTGCATGAATCTTTCGTATCGTTCTTCGTCAGGTCTGATCCAATATCTGAAGAAGTGGTAATCACGATCCGTGTCAATTGCTTCTGCAAGTCGCAACCTGAACTCTTCTCGGGTTTCCTTGGACTTCTGTCTCGGTCCCCTGTAGCCGAAGCCACCGGGACGCCTGATGTGCTGGTACCAGATCCTTTCTGGAAGATAACCGTACGAAGCCTTGTAGAGAAGCTGGTACATGTTGACTTGAAGATTACGATCAATTTCGCGAGCAATGTCATCTTCACTCCATTCTCCACGGCATTTGTTTTCCATGATGACTGCGTCACCTTCACCGTCGATGAATCCATTGAGCAGGAGTGATCGGCCTGACGGTAACGTGAGTTGGATCTTGTGCTGGCATTCTGACTTGTCTACGTGGAACAGATCCAAGTCAGCACCATACAGTGAGATCCATGTCGTAACCTGATGTTGGGCAAGACCAGCCCACCAACTAATTTCATCATGATCGTCGTACTTCGCAGTCTGCTTCTCGAATTCAGTTTGGATGAACTTAGCAGCACCACGAGGTTGACGGGTTTTGATGTATCCCTCAATGCCTGCTTGGATCAAGCTACCGTAACACATGTTCTTGTTCCAAGGTTCTACCGCTTCAAGGTCTCTGAGGTAAGAGACTTCAAAGGCTACTCGATCGACCAGCCACATCTCAAGTGCTGACAGGCTTAGGCCGTTGACTGCTGGGGACCAGATCATTCGACAGGGGGTGTGCATTTAATGCCTCAACTACTTTGTGTATATCCTTCAATGCGAATACAACTAACGAATTAGCACGATCGCCAGCTTCACCAATGACGCATACTGCGGTCTTGTTCTCAACTTTTGCTTTATCTCTTTCTTCGGTTAACAGGTCACGTAGTCCTTTATTATTTGCCTGTGAGTATTTGCAACTCAAGAATAGCAACGGATGATGAGAGTCTGATCTAGTTAGCTTACCGTTTCCTCCCGAAAGAGCAGTACGTTCTGTACCGAAGATGGCAGCAACGTATCTTTCGAAGTTTTTCCAAAGGGCTTTAGCCACAGCAGCCACCTGCTAACTTTCTGTTATGGTTTGGATGATACCCGTTATCACTCCACAACTTATTGCGAACCGTAACAGCCTCTGCCAATGTAAGAATATTAGACACTGTAACTCGTTTAAGTGATGTCCTCACTTTTACTTGGTAGTAGCCTCTGTCTGCTCTCCAGTACACGCAAGACTCTCCAGTGGCACTAACGTTAGACTTCTGTTTACAGTTTCTTCCGTTTATCTGTCTTGTCGCTTCACGAAGGTTGTTCCATTTGTTGTTCAGACCGTTGCCATCAATGTGATCAACTTCGCCTACAGGAAAGGAACCAGTTACATAGAGAAACGCAAGTCTATGTGCAAAATTCTGCGATCGCTTAACCCCAATCACCAGTCTTTTGGCACCATACTTAACACGACGCAGTGTACCTGCGACTTTTCCAGCTTTTACTCCCAGTTTCCAAGTGAAGATACCCGTGTCGGGATCGTAGTGCAGTCTTTGTTTTAAATCACATTGAGACAACATAATATCATCCTTGAGATAAAAGGAGCAGGAATACGTCGTTAACGACATTTCTGTTAGCGTTACCTGCGAGCAAAATGCCCCTACTGCATTGGCTACAGTAAGGCCGTCAACCCCACGACACAGAAACTTCATCTTTGTGGGGACTGCCGGGAAGATTGCGTGTGTCGTGGATCACTGTTTACCACGTTTTGCACTAATGCCGCACACGCACGGCGAGAAATCAACTAAGCTGAGACTGTTGCTGGCTTAGCTTTACGTTTTGGTCGAGGTCGTTTAGCTGCTTGCGTAGCTTCTGTGCTTGACTCAACAGCATCAACTGCTGCAGCTTCATCTCCTTCGTCAGGTCGATCGTCTCCTGCATCCCGTACGTCAGGGTCCGCAACTGGTGCTGACTCTGCTGGTTGGCTTGACGCAGCTTTCGCAGCAGCAGCACGTTCGAAACACAGAGTATGGTAACCATCAAACATAACAGGGAAGTCAGTATAACCATCACGCTCTTTCTTATTCAGGGAGATGTCGGAGACCTTCAGACCAGTACGACCTTCGAGGACTGCCTTAGCAGCTTTAACGAATGGTCCTACCCAGTCACGGTCACGGTCCTTGCTGCCCTTCTCTGCTGTCAACTTATTCCAGTAGCCTGCAAGTGCCCATGCTGGGTCACCTTTGTCGTAACCTGATCCGACAGCCAACTGATTCAGGAAGATGTCCATAGCGTCCTGTGTGTCGTCAGCGATGGAAACTTCGACGACAGTATTGCCATCATCGTCAAAGCAATCATGTTCTTCAACGCAAGCAACGTACGTCAGAGCAGCCAGATAAGCAAGGCTCATCTTCAGCCCTTTGTTGCCTCCGTCAGCGTCGTTGGCGTCCAGCACCATTGTAACGAAGTTGGCGAGTCCAGCATGACGAGTCTGAATGAACGACATCATTTCTGAGATGAGGAACTTAGGTGCTGACGAGACAGTAGCACCACCTTCGATCAGCCATACCAGACGTGCAGCACCAGCAAGAGTCTTGGTCCAAGTCTTACGCTTGCTGACTGTGGCGTTCCATGCTTCTGGAATGACAGAGTCTACCCAAGGATCGCGGAACAGGACATCGCTGTGTGTGCGAGTCTTGCCGGTGTCCACAGTGTCGGCAGTGTCGTGAGGAACACCGTAGATGATGACAGCGTCCCACTCAGTCTGAGCAGCAGGCCACACTTCATCCTTCTCGATGGCTTGCTGAGCGAGTACCAGACCCTGCAGACGGTGCTGACCAGAAATCAGGTGTTCTTCGCCTTCAGCGTCAACTGAGAAGATGATAGGCTCCCCGTTGCACTTCCACTGACCACGAAGCATTTCGTTGGCGTACAGGTTGGCCACACTACGGGACATCGGGCGGTTGCTGTTGTTCAGATCCTTCAAGCAGGCCAGAGCAAATGCGGGTGTAATGCAAAGTACTTTGGTCTTGATCGGAGTCAGAGTCTTTTCAGCTTTGGAGAACAGGGTTTCAAGTTTCATAGGGGGTTCTTTCTTAGTGAGGGTTGTCGTTCGTTCGGGTGAAGTTTAGCCGTTAGACTGCGGGTGTCAACAGTGGAATAACAATTTTTGCAACATTCATCAGTTCGTCACAGATTCGAGCTACATCATCGCGAGTCATTGTTTCTGAGAGAGGAAGATAGATGATCTCGTGCTGAAGTTTCATTGCGTTGGTTTGCAGGAATGGGTTGCCTCGCAAGTGTTCGAACTCAGCTTGCAACTTCATCGACTTGAAGCCTTGACGAGCAGCGATGCCCTTCTCGTTGAGTCTCAGTACGAGTTCGCGTTGCTGAAAGCGATCCATTCCTTTGATGCGAAGTGGGTAAATCCATGGGTATATGCAAACAGGCTTAAACCACCGTTTAGGTACACAGTTGTCGTAGGTGTTTGCTAGATAGTGCTTGTGCTTCTTATTTTGTTTGAAGTTTCTGAGTGAAGGAAGAATCAGTTCAGCGTGGGCGTTGCTCATACGAGCATTGACCCCACGAGGAACGTGAAAGTAATCGTGGTTGTCGTCAAAGCCCAGAGTGCGAAGCTGTTTAGCCAGTCGTACGTCTTGAGGGTTCTTGAAGGTGATCATGCCTCCTTCTTCACCGTGGATCGTCTTGTTCTTGTAGAATGACCAGCAGGCGGCGAAGGAGTCAGGATGAGGCTTGGCACCATGAACTTCCGCCATGTCTTCAATGACCAATGGCTTGTACGGTTTGCTGTGTAACGCACCAATGTCGCACACGTTGCCGTAGATGTGAACTGCCATGACAATGTGCATCTGATCTGGAACCAAGTCCATGTTCATCTGCAGGTTGTCCAGACAGTCTACAAAGTGAATGTCCAGATCAGCCATGGCAGCAGCACGAGAACAGGCGACCATCGTGTATTCTGGAATAGCGATACTGGGTCTTACTTCACCAGTTACGTCATCTGTGACCTTGGCACGAGCAACTTCACAGGCAATGTGCAAGGCTGCTGTGCCACTGGCTACGGCGACAGTATTAGGGTTACCGATGAACTCCCCAAACTCTTTCTCTAGTTGCTCGAAGGCTTGTGTCATTTCATTTGCTCGTGTCTAGTAGGATCGAAGTCGTAATTGAAGTAAACTTTGTCAGCAGGCGTGTACGGTCCTTGTTTGATCTCAACAAACTGGACATCAGTGATGAAGTGAAATGCGTGACCACCAGAGTACTGTATGTAAATATCTCC